TAGTTTCACTTTTCTGTATGTTGGACATTCATTCCAATCAATAAAGTCAACTTCTTCTTTATCAGTATCTAGTAGTGCCATACCTCTAGCATCATCCCATGCATCACCATAATTAGTTGGGAAGGTATTACCAATGTAAATGACGTTGTCGTGGGCTTGTCGTTTGTGATAATGACCAGAGAATAAGTATTTTGGAATACTAAACATCTTGTGATCTGGTCCATGATCAATCATTCTATCAGATCCAGTCACAATAAAATTTCTAAATTCAAAGTGACCAAACACGTATTCAGGTTTTATCTTTTCAATAGCTGATGCTGCATCTGGATATTCCTTAGAGAATAAGTAAGGGAAGAACAACATATTATCAACTTGTGTCATCTCATTAATTAAGACGACATTTTTGAATTTTTTAAATTGATACGTTGAATATTGTTCACGATTACCACGGTGATAAAGATCATGATTCCCAATAATAAAGTAAATTGGGAGTCCTAATTCATCTAAAGACTCAAGTGCATCATTTGAATAATTCAGGGTACTGACATTGATAGCATTTCGGTTCTCAAACCAGTCACCCATGAATACGATCGCATTACACTTCTTAGCAATAACATTTGCTTTAAACCAGGAAATATAATCTAAACAATCAGCATTGTGCTGGTATGAATTGTTTTTCGCACCGAAGTGTATATCGGTAAAAAGTGCAAGTTTCATTATCCACTCCTTAAGTGTTAGGCGTGGATACTTTTGTCTTCTTTACTTTTGCATCGGGTTTGGTTTTTATCGTGATATTACCATCAGCATCAATTTCGATATCATTAGGACCATATCGTTTGACTGCACCTGGAAGTCTATGTGCATAACGGTGCTTTTCTTCACGTTTGATTACAGCAGGTACAGGCTCATTTTCACCTAGAAGTTCTGCAAGTTCATCTCTCACGGTTATGTTATCTAGATTCTCAACTTCTACATCAACGTCAGGTAGAAAATATTCATCTGATTCACTTATTTCAAAATGCTGTTCATCACGTTCACCTTCAAGGAAGTTGAAACTTGGATTAGAACCTGCGTCAATCAATAAGGCATCACGAATGTTCCTATGACGTTTTTCATCAGCAAGATATTGGAGGAATGAGTGATACACACTTTGAGTGTAATATGCAAATGGGTTATCATACTTTTCAGCATCAAACTTTAGCGCATTTTTACACATGTTCTCAACTGCTGCTGAGACCATATCACTTCTAAATGAATAACCAATGAAGTTATGTTTTCTGGAATAATGCTCAGCAATAGCCCAGATCATTGATATCAGTTTATCGGTTACTTTTCCTATCTTCTTCGCTTCGAGGACTGCATTCAGTAACTCTACTTTATCAACGTAATGTCCCTCTGATGAGGTAGACTTTTCTCTTTTAATCTTCGGTGGCTTAACTTTTTTAGAAACTGTCAAAATATTTTCTCCTTTATAATAGGAGATGTTCTATTATATTCTACTATTTATTGAATGTAAACTTCAGTGGTTTCTGAAAAGAGGTCTGATGTATAAATAAATAATCAAATTAATCTCTCGAAAGAACCCCATGTACGATATAGATTATCAATTAACGTTAAATACCCTATATGAGGACCTCTCTCCAATGGGGAAAAAGAGGGTGGCAGTTGTACTTGGGCGTTTTCAACCTCCCACAGCTGGTCATTATGAAGTTATAAAAAAGGTCATTAAGTTTATCAAAAGTAACCCAAACCTAGGACTAGAATTTAGTCCAGTTGTAGTTGTTATCGGTGGAAGCAAGTCAGATGATGACCATTCACGAAATCCTTTATCTGTGTCAGATAGAATAAATTTCATGAAGGCTTCTGGTAATACCAATGGGGTAGTATTTTTAACTGCCTCGAATGCCTTTACTGCCCTATCATCTTTAAGAGATCAAGGCTATGAGCCTATTGCTGTTGCAGCAGGTTCAGATAGAATAGATGATTACCTTTCCATTCTCAATAAGCATTTCAAGAAACCAGATGGGACAGAAATAAAACATTACAAGATAGAATTACCACGAGATGAAAATGCAGTATTGACTAAGAAGGGTGAAAAATCTCAAGCATTAGATGCTGCATTAAATGACCTCCATAAAGATGGAGATATATCAACCGATATAATATCTGGTTCACTTGCTAGGAGAGCAGTTGAATTAGGTTATGAAAAAGAGTTTGCAGAAATTGTAGGTTTAGCTCATAAACCAGAATTAGCAAAGAAAATGTTTTCTAAAATTAAATCATCAATGAAGGAATAATTATGCCATCTGGTTTAAGTGAAGAAGACAGCTTAAGTCTACCTAAGACTTCATCTAATCAAATTAATTTGAGTACTATTTCAAATTATGCAACAGCAACTGTATCAAAAGTTAAAGATGAATTAGGTGATTTCCTTCAGAAAAGGGGTCTTGTAAATAATTTTTCTAGTCTAACTAATAAAGATACGTTGAGCATCGCAAATGGTGTTGCTACTGTCAAAAATGCTGCCACTGGGGCAGCTGAAGCATTTTTGGGTGCAGGTTCATCTGACTCAACTCCTGCATCAATTTTTGATTCAGATGATACTAGCAACCGAACCATTGAGCAAAAAGTAACAATCACACAACGTCCAGCAACTGACTCAGGTTTAAATACTTTGGTATTTGAAGTTATGCCAAGCATATCAGAACGAAACAGTGCATCATATGATTCATTTGCTCCATTACATGCTGGTGGTGAAATTTTAAAATTTAGGAATACAACAGCACGATCATGGAGTATCTCAGGAAAGTTAATTGCTAGAACAGTTGAAGAAGCATCTCTCAATTTGGCTTATATAAATATGATAAGGACATGGAATAAACCATTTGTTGGTAGTGGAACTGCTGATACAAAATATACATCTTCTGCGTATCTTGGTGCACCACCTCCAATCTTAACATTGTCTGCTTATGGTGAACAGATGATTGGTCCTATTCAATGTGTACTTGAATCATATAGTTGGGATTGGCCAAACGATGTTGATTATTTGCAAGCAATTGCCAGAGATGCAAATGGAAAATTTGTTAAAGTACCATTTCCTGTTATAGTTTCTGTTTCATTGGACCTTAAAGAATCTTGGTCTCCAGCAGAACAAAGTGGATTTGATCTCAATAGTTTTAAAAATGGAGATATGTCAGGTGCATACAAACCTGTTACAGTTGCAATTCCAATTAACACCTCTTCTAATGGTAATCAAACAACTTCTGCTGATACTTCAGCAGAAGTAAGACAAGAAACAACAACAGTAAGTCAGAGTGAAATTAATAAAGCTGAAAGTGTAGCTCGTACTCTTACTAAATCTGAAATTTATGGATCTTCATCAATGGGTGGATCAAAAAGTAGTAGCTCAGTGAGGTAATATGGAAAATACAAATAGTGTCTACAACAAATATTCAAGGTATGTTGGTGGTGGTACAACAGAAATAGCTGACGGTAAAATAGAATGGTGGGATAGAAACATTTTCCCAGCAGACAATACTGACATCTATTATGCAGTTGAAAATATCTATGCCGGTCGTATAGATAAAATTGCCACAGCTTTTTACGGTGAAGATCGTTATTGGTGGGTAATAGCCCAATTTAATAATATCTTGGATCCACTAACTGAAATAGTTGCGGGTCGAGTATTAATGATCCCAACAAAAGATAGACTCTCATTAATGCTTTCATCTAAGCAAGGTGGTATAGCTTCAGTACGTCAACCTATTAACACAATTTCTCCAGTAATAATTTAATATGTCAGTTACAATAGCAAATAATTATCCTAATCCTCTGGACAACTTTAGGACATACTCATATCATTATTTGATGACTGCTGCATCTTCAACAGAAGCAATGGCTGATATTATTGGTAGCAGTAATAAAACCCCACTTTATAGTAGAGTTCAAAACATTGGACTTGGAGAAGCTTTTACAGTTGGACAAAACACTGCATATTTAGTTTTAGATACTCGCCGCTTCGTTCAATATACGATTACTGATTTAGAATTTGAACATCTGATTGGAACAGGAAAAGTTTCTAATCCATCAGCAATGACAAGCCTGTCGTCTATGAAAATACAAGATACGACCGGTTTATCATTCTTTAATTATATAGCTGATTTAACACAGAACAAATTAAAGTCTACACATGCATCTGCATTCTTTTTACTTTCTATTTTATTCATTGGTCACAAAGATGATGGGACAACTGAAACCATTTCAACATGTCATATCCCATTTACCATATTAAAAATGGGATTCAATTTTGGAGCAACGGGATCAATCTATGATATATCCTTTGCAACGATTGAGGGATTAACAAAAAACACAATAGCTGATGCACAAGTAAATGGTCGCTGTGACGTTAATAATGTCAGTACTGTTGGTAGATCAAAGACAATAGGTGGATTAATCCAATCATTGGAAGATCAGCTTAATACTGCATCAACTAATTTTTACGTCAAATACAACAAAGGATCAACAAGTAAACGTCCAGGAAAATTGGTCCAGTACATGATTACGTTACCCGATGAATGGAAGAACTTTCAACCGGATTTAGCACAATCAAACAAAAATTCAGAACAAAGATTTCCATCAAGAGGAAAAGTTAAAGCAGCAAGTAACAAAATTATTGCCGATTCTCAAATAACATTTTCTGCTTCTTCATCAATTACAGATTCTATTAAACTCATATTAGAATCTTCTACAGATTTTTTAAAGCTGCTCAGTAAAGATAACAAAAACAATGATTCTGCTGCATATTTTAAATGCATCAAAAATATTACATCTGATGATTCAACATACATTTTACACTTTGACATTTTTCCTGTTAAGATTTTGACACCAGAAAAAATTAAATCTGATAAGATAAACTTGATTGAATATGATTTCATTTATACAGGTTTCAACAGTCACATTCAGGATTTGAACATTGAATTCCAACCAGAAGCTGCAGCTGTAGCAATTAATGGTGCAATGCGATTAGGTCGAACTGCTTTAGCACAGAATGCTGAAGCAGGACAGAAGATGAGTGATGTTAAACTTAACGAGAAACAGTCTAATCAAAAAATTAACGAAAGAGAATCTACCATTAGAGATAGTGATCCTATATTTTTTGGTGCCAAAACAGTTCTTCAGCATTCTAATGCTGTAAATCACTACAATGAAAATACAGACGTTGCTTCTGGGATTGAATCATTCAAAGCTAAACAGGAATATCTAAAAACATTAGCCAATCTACACTTTTTGGGTTCTATTAATTTAGACATGAAGCTTAGAGGAAATCCAAATATCATTAGAAAGTTTGCAGACGTTGAAAGTCGTGGTGGTGTCCCTCCACATACACCAATTATTAACGGTCGTGATATTCCTAAACTGTTAGCAAATGGTCAACTTGAAGATTCAGTGAAGACTGGATTTGCAACTGCAAAAAGAGAATACATAACAACATTCATAAAACCTAAATTAGATTCTGCATCCAAAAAGAATGTTGGTGACCCTCTATCTGGTGGTCCAGATTTATCTGTACAAGGGGTTTTTGTCAAGCTTAATATTAAAGCGCCCAATGTTGATTATGCTGGTAATTTTATTGAAGGTGAACCACTTTACACTGAAAAAATGTTTTATGATGGATTATATATGGTGCTGAAAGTTAAAACTACTTTTAGTGGTGGAGAATTTTCCCATCTATTTACAATGATTGCACAACCTAAGGTTAAAACAGAATAATTATGGCAGCTCAAACTACAGATTTACTTAATGATCCTGTTCCATTTATTATGGAAGGGCAGGTCATATCAAATGCTGATCCAGATCAAATGGGTCGTGTAAAGTTATGGGTCCCATCATTAGACGGTGAAAATTTTGACACTGAATTATTGCCATGGGCTGAATATGCTTCTCCATTTATGGGCTTCACATCTGAATATCCAGCAGGAAATGGTACCTCTAATAATCTAGCACATGCGGCATATGGGTTTTGGGCTATTCCTAAAGTAGGAGCAACAGTATTGGTCTTCTGTTTGAATGCTGATCCTACAGCTAGATTTTATTTTGCTAGCACTGCAAGACTTCACCGTAATAGATCATTACCAGCTGGTAGAAATACTGACTTCAACGGTAAATTAGGTCCATTTGGAGATGATGGAGATGAGAAGGGTAATCTTACACCACTGCAACCTGCTTATGATAATTTGAGAGAACAATTTCAAAATAAAGTATCATCATCTGAAGCTCAATCGCGTGGTGCTTATGAGAGACAAGTAGCTCAAGCAAAAAATGATAAAGATGGTACAGAAGGATACTCAACAAGCCCAGTTGATTCATCATATCTTGATCCACAGACATACTGTATTGTTACTCCAGGCCATAATGCAATAATAATGCAAGATGATCCTAAAGGAGCAAGAATAAGATTTAAAACAGCAGAAGGTCACCAGATTATTTTTGATGATACGAATGAACGAATTTACATGTCAACAGCGAAAGGAAAAAGCTGGGTTGAATTAGATCAGGATGGACATATCCATGTATTTGGTTCTGAGTCTATTAGCTTTAGATCAGGAAAAAACTTTAACGTGTTTGCTGATGGCAACATTAATTTAGAAGCTGGTGGATCAGTGAATATTAAAGCTGATTCTGGATCTATAAAGCTTCAATCAGGTTCAGCAATCCACATGAAAGCAGTTAGTGATATTCTAATTACAGCATGCGGTAAGTTTGATATGTCAAGTAATGCTTCATTGAAAATTTCAGCTGATTTAAACATTGATATCAATGCTAGTCAAAATGTTGCTGTTACAGCAACTGGTACTTCTGATTACAAGAGTGGAAGCAATACAAAAATGTCTGCTTCAAGAATTGATTTGAACGGTCCTGAAGCTAGAACTGCTGATATTGCTGCTTGTGCGGGGGCTGCAGGAACTCCATCAGTTGTACCAGGTCATGAACCTTGGACAAGACCCACATCATCTCAGACACGTAATAAGAGGTGGAAAGCATAATCATTCAGATATGTGTTTCGATCAAATCGATAAAATTTATAAATATGCTTATCAACGTGCCGAGGTATTGAATAATGGACAAAAAGATTTATAGAGGGTTCTCAACTGAAAATTGGAA